ATGAATTTCGAGCAAGATTTAGCGGGGTTTACCCCGCGACAGATGGAAGCAATTGCTGCTATGGATGACCCAACCAGCAAATTTATTCTTTACGGTGGTGCTCTCTGACCTTGGTGGTGGGAAATCTTATTTATTAAGATGGTGTGCAGTACGGCAGTTGATGTATATTACTAGCAAATATGGAATCAAGAACCCAGTAGGAATGGTGGCGACTGAGAATTATCCATCTCTTAAAGACCGGCAGCTGCAAAAAATTTCTACTGAATTTCCACCGTGGCTCGGCAAATCACATGGTGATCATAAGGATTATGGCAGATGTTTTATAATAAATAAAAAATTCGGTGGTGGGGTTATTGCCTTCCGAAACCTTGACGATAGTAGTAAGTACCAATCTGCTGAATTCGTTTTTATATTTGTAGATGAGCTAACCAAAAATGATTATGAAACCTTTACCTTTCTCCGCACACGATTAAGATGTCCAGGGGTGCCAGATTATGAACTCAAGTTCATGGGTGCTACAAACCCAGGTGGTGTGGGTCATGGCTGGTGTAAAGCATTTTGGGTAGACCGAATATTTGGGGATGAATGGAAAGGATTTGAAGACAGCTTCAAGTATATCCAATCAAAAGCTACGGACAATCCGCACCTGGACCAGAACTACTATCGAGTATTGGATACTCTGCCGGAAGCATTAAGAAAAGCATTCAGAGATGGTGATTGGGATATTTTTGTTGGTCAAGCATTCCCAGAATTTAGCAAAGATATTCATGTACTTCCAGATTCCACCCCAATACCTGCAGGTGCACCATGTTATATGACATATGATTGGGGTTTCGGGAAGCCTTTTTCTATTGGTTGGTGGTATATCGATAACGATGGACGACTGATCAGGTTTGATGAGTGGTACGGTTGGAATGGAACCCCTGATTGTGGGCTTCGAATGGTTGATTCTGATGTCGCTTATGGGATTGTAGAACGAGAAAAAGAGTATAGAGTGGGAGAACACAACCGTAGTTTTATGCGAATTGCCGGTAGTGATATTTTCCAGAAAAGGCCTGATTATAAAGGTGGTGGGCAGGGTAAATCAACTGCTGAGGTAATGTCGGCGGAACCTTACAATCTTCATTTTTCACCAGGAGATTCACTGAGGGTGCTAAAAATCCGGCAGTTCCGGGAACGGTTAAAAGTGCGGAAATCAGATGGTAGGCCAATGTTATACGTCTACGAACGATGCAAACAATTTATACGGACCATACCTAACTTAATCCTCGACAAAACATTTGAAGATATTGATTCTACTGGGGAAGATCATGTATATGATGAAGTTTGTAACTTATGCATGGCCCGACCAATTACCCCTGAAAAACCGGTTAGTGCTTCTAACGAAGTTGATAAACGGCTGGAAGAGTTAGAGAAATTAGAAGCCGATAATCAATATGATAGGTATGAGCAAGAAGCAATGCATGATTTTTCTATGCTAGGGAATCTACAATGACACTTTTTGAATTGCTGGTTATTTATTCTCTAGCTATACTAACATTATTAAATTTAATGATAGCTGCTTACATCTTTTATATATTTAAATATATTACTGGAGCTGGTGAGTCAAAAGTAATCGAAGCCATAAAACGAATGATTACCAACGACAGCAGTCAAAATATTATGGAGCGGGATCCTTATATAGAGGCGTACGAAGGGAACCCCGATGAAAATAAAAGAATTAACACCGTACGGAGGTAGGGTATGAAACTGGTATGTATTATTTGTGATTATGAAATAGCAGAAATTCGGGATCTGGCATTTCCAATTATTGGCGCTATGTTTACTTCCAAAGATCCGAAGCACAAATTTCCGGCACCCTGGTCCCCGGTAGTTACCTGGGAACATATGTATTGCCCCATGTGCCAAAAACGAGCAGTCCCCCCGCCTTATGATGATGCAATTGCCATCAAAACTGATGAAGGGGCAATATTGGTAGATAAAAATTTTGGGAAAGATGTAGATCCTGCTGTAGATCCTGCTGTAGATCCTGCTGTAGATCCTGCTGTAGATCCTGCTGTAGATCCTGCTGTAGATCCAACAGCTACGGATGAAGTTTTGTCAGAGAAGCCTCAGGGAGAGCCGGTCGAGTCGACCCGCCCTGATACACCGACCCCAGCGCCTAACAACGACGACGAGGCAGCGGGAAAGCAGGCTGAGCTAATCGAGCCGGTAGTCGAGCCGGTAGTCGAGCCGGTAGTCGAGCCGGTAGTCGAGCCAGTAACAAAGCCTACTACTAAATCTACAGTCAAGACAACAACCAAATCCGCAGCCAAGAGTAAATAATGGCAAAAGAGATGAAGGGAAATAATCAGTTAATACCACCTGCTGGCCATCCAGATGTTGCCAGACGAGTATTTGATATACTTGAGCAGGTGGTATCTGATAAATTGTCCCTTGGGCTTGAAGATAAATGGTTTAGATTTTATGAATTAGGTAAAAATAAACACTGGCGAAAGCAAGTGCCAGGGTTGACCTTAAATTCTGCAAATTTATTATCAATCCATCGTCGTCGGACCATTAATACCCTTACTGACAATAATCCAACTTTTAATGTTCGTAGGATTGTGTCTACTGATGATTCAGAAAACCGATTTAAGATGGTAACCAGATCCGTTGAGTATTGGTGGTCTGAAACTGAGCAGCAGGATATTCTGGAATTGTCAGTATTTAATGGCGAAACTTATGGGGTATGTATTGAAAAGGCTATATTTGACCTGGATAAAGAATATGGGATTGGTGAAGTTGATACATTGACTATTGATCCATTTTATTATGGAATATATCCTGTCAAGTGTCTTGATATTCAAAAGGCCCAGGCAAATTTGCATTATTATCCGATGTCGGTTCGTGAAATCAAACGTAAATTCGGGAAAGCCGCCGCTGAAGTAGTAGCAGACCATGAAGCTGCAAATGGTTTGGGTGACAGCCGTAGAATGGTTTCCGGGGTCAAAGAAACTACTCCAGGCGGTGGCTCTTCTTCTACCACTACTATTGGTGGATTTCTTAAAAAATTATCTTCTTCTATCATTGGTAGTACTACTAATACTGATGGTGACGATGCTATCGTAGTTGAATGTTGGGTTAAAGATTATTCGATTGACGAAAAAACTGGCGAGGCAATTTATCCGGGATTTATACGTGCCATTACTGCCGTTAACGGCACAATAGTTCTTAGTGACAAACCAAATCCATCAATCAATCCGAATATTGATCGATCAATTGCTTCTCAAACTTATTTATTTGATAAATTCCCATTTTCAAAGGCTAATTCTAATAAAGATCCGGTAAATTTTTGGGGTGAGTGTGACTTTGAACAATTGGCCGGGCTGCAGATGGAGTTTAATAAAGCTCTCAGTCAATTTGCTTCGTTAAAAGATAAAGTCGCCGGTGTTAAGTTGATTAATCCCAAAACATCTGGCGTCCATAATGAAAAAATAGTTTCCGGAGTTTCGATAATTAATCCTGAAACTCAAAATCATGGTATAGGATATCTTAATCCTCCCCCGATTCCTAGAGAGTTAATGGAATCAGTAACATTATATAAAGATTTATTTTTCACGGTAGCTGGCACTTTTGACTTAGAGCAAGCCAACACTCCGGGTAGTCAAGTTATTGCATATAAGGCCATTGCCGCCTTGCTTGAACGTGCCTCAACTATGATGAGAGGCAAAATTCGTAACTACGGTAAACTAATCAGGGAACGTGGTAGAATGGCCGTGTCCTTGATGCAAAATTGGTATACAGAAGATCGTTATATTACTTTTATCGAAGATGGTGATGAAATATTAGCTACCATTAGAGGTTTGGATTTGATTGTACCGATGAAATTGTCGGTAGTCTCTGGTTCAACCATGCCAAGATCTGATGTTCAGAAGCGTGAAGAAGCTCTTGATTTATATTCAAAAGGGGCTATCGATGCTGAAGAATTACTGAAGAGTCTTAATTGGGAAAAATATGATGAAGTAATTACCCGTATGGCCAAAGGTCCGGTTAATCAGTTTATTGAATTGTTAATCATGGCCGGATTACCGGAAGAGATTGCACAATATTTGTCAGATATCGCGTCCTATGATGAGAAGAAACTAGAACGAGCGGTTGAACGACATGAGATTTCCACTTTTACTGAAACATTCAATTTTGAAGGTATGAACCCTGATGTTAAGCAGGAAATAGCCGTTGCTAAAGCCAGAGCGGAAGTAAGTGAATCAGCTGCTAGAACTGAAGAATTATTAGCTAAAAGAGATTTAACCTTGGCTGCTATTGATAAAGAAATAGCCTCTATTCGTCAAACTGATGAACGAATTAAAAATGAACGAGCAAAAATTGTTCAGGGCCGTCTGGTTAAAGAAAAAGAATTAAAAGTCAAATCTGAAGAAAAGAAAGAAAAAGAGGTAAATAATGCCGCTGCATGATTATGAATGTAGCCTATGTGGCGAAACATTTGAAGAGATAGTAGACTGGAATATTCGCACTGTTGCTTGTCCAGTGTGTGGTGGTATATCATTCAGAATTTATAAGAAATTTAATGGCATAGCTAATACTGCCCCAGATTGGTTGAAAGATACTCTTGCAGTAGTTGATAAGGATGGTGGAAGTCATTGTAAAGAATTTTTAAAACATCCAAATCGGGATAATTATAAAAACTGGTTGAAAAAAGAGGGATTGCGTCCGATCGATCATGGCGAAAGATTAATTAAACGTGAAGCGGATACATCAGCAATCAGAAAAAAAGTAAAAGAAAATTTTGCGAGTAAAAATGCAATAACAGTGAGGGGATAATTATGAACAGATGGTTCAGACGATATTTGAAGTATGGTGGTATAATGGATATGAACACTCCGGAAGGGGCGGATTCTCCTGGTGGTATGATGAGTGATGGTGGAGCCGATGGCCCTGATAATATGGGTGGTGGGGCCGATGATAACTTAGGTGCCAAA